GGTTTTCTATTGTGTATAAGTTAGCCATAATTAGCCACTTCCTTTCGTTATTTTCTTACTAGGTAAGTTTACCAAAAAAATCCCAAGAAAGCAAATCGCCACGCCGTAAATCTCAGAATATGGACAAGATTTTATGTGATCTTAAACACATCTCGTAAGTTATCCACAGGCTGTGGACGACACGCCGCAAGCGCCGGATTTTTTATTGCAATTTATTTTTATGTTTTATTTTTCTAGAATATTTTTTTTTATTTGGAATTGGAGTTGCCGCATTACTACGGCGCAACTCTTGAATTCTAATTACTTTATTTTTTATTTTGTTAAACATTTTATTCCCAACAATTTGAGCAAGTAATTATATCTTGCTCATCAAATAAATCGCTAGAGATTTTATTATCGCATAAGCGACAATTAAGTGTTATGGTATTCATTTAGCCACCTTCCAATTTAGCACGATACATTCATCGCACATAGCAGGGATACCATGCTTAGAAGTGTAAGCGGTATTTGTATAACAAATTTCACAAAGTTTTTTTATCATTTACTTACCTACCTTCCATGAAGTCCAATAAGACATGAAGTCATTATCCTCACGATAGTGAGAAGTTATATTCTGCTCACAATTCTCGCAGAAGGTAAATCTTTCGTCATTGACGATAGAGATAGCATTTTTATTAGGTGTATGCTTACACACTTTATTTAGTAGTGAATTCATTTTGAATTCCTTTCGTTAAGAGATTTACTTATTGTTCAATCTTTATACTTAGTATTCTAACATAGACCACTGACATTTACTGACCAGTAGGTAGGACAAAACGGACATTGTGTCTTGTGATGTAGGTCATGTGGATAACTTGAGCGTGAAATGGTAGTGTGATCTGCGTCATGTGGATAACGGATCACGAGGTCGGGCGTGTCGGATGCCGGCGCTTTCGGGTGTGTCTGATGTGGTATAAATCACTAATTACATGCGTGTTATTAACGGCGTGTCGTCTTGACTTTTTGACTTTTATCTGATAGTATTCTCCTATAAATAAATATAGAAAACAAGGCTTGAGCCTAGCAAATAAGTGTGATACAAATCACAATGAGCCTAGCGAATAAAGCCCCCAAAATGTCAGACCCCCCTGCTAGAATTGCAGGTATAAAGAAAGTTATCTAACGAAAGGATAAACTAAAATGATAAAGAATAACCCTAACAATAACCTTATTGCGGATATCAGAAAAGCCCAACAGGCTCGCTACGATAGAGAGGATAAGTCCTTGCTTGACGCATTAAGTCAGGCTAACGCTTACCTTTCTGCTCAATACAATTTAGATGAGGAGGTTAAGTAGTTATGGAACTATACCTAGATTTAAATTCATTCGGTCTATATGCTGACAGCATAGGATTGCAAATCAATATACCTACATGGTTATTGGTTGGCACTATCGCATTTATCTATTCAGTTAAATTAATTAGGAGAGATAGATAAGTGGCTGAGTATTCTGCTGAACAACTAAGACGCAAGGCGCACCTAGACAATGGTGGCAGCCTTGCAGACTATGACAGGGCGCACTACCCAGAGTAGTGTGCTCACTAATTTTTTATATTTTATTTTTTTTAAACATGTATCATACATCTGAGAAAAATATTCAGATTTTATGAAAATAAAAATTTTTTCAGATTTGGCAGGGTATAATAGAAATATGTGCCAACACGTATATAAATACACAGGTCCTGGTTTGTGCGGGTATTGTGGTTTGGATACCAATGACCCTAATTGGGATAACATAAACAAGGGCTACTTTCAGTATAGACAAAAGGTAGGCTTCTTCTATAACACCAACCTCTGGTGGACAATATAGTATATAATGATCACATGGCTATCTTAGATAATATCGACAACCCTTCCTATCCAGAACCTTGGCATAGACAAACCCCTAAAGGCTATGACCCACATTCTAATAACGAAAAAGTTATAAACAATGGTTTGGCATTAAAGGTTTTTGAAGAAGAGGTTTGTGACCATTGTTCATGCAAACCAGTAAACGATCTACTAGAAACACAAACCTCATTTGAAGAGTAACTGTTATACAGGGGCTAGTGAGTGTTGGGGAGATTACAGTCACTTAAGCAGGAGTTTGTTAATTATTGCAATTGTGGCGGGTATAGTAATAATTACCAAATATTTTAAAAAATAGCCATTATTTAGATATAAGACTTCTATACTTATTTAAAAATTTTTTTACTCCAAAACAATTTTTTATATGCATTTGAAAAAAATAAAAGTATTGTTTGATTTGACCTTACTGTTCTTTCTTGTTCTTTTTTGCCACCAATATTTTTTTTCCAAGAATCCCTTTTAAAAGGTATTACTTGGGCAATAGGTGTTCCTGCTGGGATTATTCCTGACCAATTTGGATCTTTTAAAGAAAATGGAAAGTTAACTTCTGAAAAATGCATATCAGTATCTACAATTCCAGGCAGTATTTCAAAAGGTGAGTCTCTGTGCATTGGGGCTACAAATAAAGTAGAATAGCCCTTTGGTGTTTGTATAGACCATGGATTTATAAATTTAGGGGGGCTTGAGAAATCTTTAAATGATGGGTGTTTATCCGCTTGTTCTGGATTATGAAACACTACTGGATCAACTTTTCCAAAAGGGCTATTAAACTTATATGCCCACTTATAATCTGAAAATTTTTCCTTTTTTATAATCTCTATATCCATACAGGTAACAATAATATATCCAGCAGTAATTGCATCAAAAACTGGAATGCATTTTTTTATTGTAGCATTGACTTTTCCACTATCGTTAATATTTCTTTTATTATTTGTATATGATGGTTGATTTTTATACCAATCTGGAATATATTCAGATGCAGGTTTTGGATAAAACATTTCCATTACATTATCATATAGTGAAGTAAATTTAATATCTTTAGACATACAATTATTGTACACTACCACTTCCCAATAGGACATTTAGCCTTTTCAAGGGTAGTCTTCAACTTCATAAAACATCCGCACTTAACACACTGGTTTGTACGTTTTCTATAGAATTCACACCCACTACAAATTTCGAGACGGTATTGGGCAAGTTCCTCTGGTGTTCTGGCAGAACCATTGAATAAATCCCAAACCCTAGCGTCATCACCCATACATTGATTATACATGATGTGGTAAAATAAAGATATGACCAATAAATTTGACAAGTGCTATTTTTGTGAAGAAGAGAGTCTTTACCTACAGCCATATGACTATAAGATAGTTGATGTATGCAAAAAACATTTTAGTATGGCGCTATCCTCATGACCCAATACAAGGTTTTTGACGAAGCAGTAATTTTGACGGTAAAGACAAAGAGACCTGAAAAGTGGCTATTAATAGATAGAGAAACTGGGCAGGTATATCAAGGAAATCCCAAAGGACACTGGGATATATTAAAACCATACGTAAAGGATGATAAGAAATGATAAAGGAACTAATGTTTTCTGTTTTGGCCATATTGGGACTTTTGCTAGTTGCAAAGTTACAATCTAAAAATTCTAAAAAATGGCATAGAAAATGAAAGAGTTAGATTTTCTTTTAAAACCAGAATATATAGATAATTACATAAATCAAAAACCTTTTAAACTTGAAGAAAAAATCCCATTTGATGTTACTTGGGATGAACTTCTCACATTAATTGATGAAGACTTTAACTATGCTATAGAAAATAATCTTGAATATAATGAGGGATGGAAGCGTGCTGATAATCCTTGGCACAAATATGCTAAATCAGGATATGGTTTTAAATTATTTAACACAGAAAGAATCAAGGCGGTAGAAACAATTAAAAATACTCTTTTAACCATATTTGATCCATGTACGTTTGAAGGAGAAATACAGTCTATTCCATCTTTTATTACTTTTGCTACAAATAAATTACTTGGTAACACCATTCATTATGACCCTACAAACATATTTTGTTGGCAGGTACGTGGAAAAGCCGAATGGAGCATGTACAACAATGAAACAGAAGAAATAGAATACACCTTTCTTTTAGAAGAAGGAGATATGGTTTTTTGCCCATTTAAGAAAAAACATAGCGTTTTGCCTAAATCTCCTCGTGCAGGAATTTCATTTGGACTTGGTCATTTAAAAAGTGATAAAATAGGTATACTATGAGCGATGACCAAGTTACAAGCAATGACCCGCCAAAGCAGTGCTGCGACAAATGTATTTGTGAAGTTTTACATTCATCTGTCCCACCAATTGCTCTTGACGAACTAGAATAAGTTAATCTTTTAGTATTTTACCTTCAACTAGTCTATTATAAAGGTTTTCAGCCATATATGCTAATGATGGTTGACTTTGTTCGATTGATTTTTCAATTTCATCATTTGCCATACCGCCTCTTTGACAAATATCACGATTATCCTGATTGATGCTATTGATCATTAAATTAATAAATGTAGCCTTGTCTGTTGACATTTTTTTTACCCCCTAGGTATTTGAATATAATTATATCAGAAAAACTTTTAAATTGCAAACCATTGTAGCCACATATAGAGTTAATACACATATTGCAACATACTTGTATGCGTAGCATACATTAGAGTTGGTAGGAGGTTTGGCATCTCTATTTTCGGCTTTGTTGTTTCCCGCCGAAATATAAAAAATTAATGTTATAATTATACTCATGACTCCACAAGACTGGGCTGGATTAATTTTAACGCTACTATCAATAGTCGGAGTTGTTGCAATCGGAGTTAGATGGATTATTAAAAAATACGTAGAAGATATTATTTACGAAATTAAACCCAATAATGGCTCGTCGATGAAAGATCAAATTACCAGATTAGAAAGTAAAACTGAAAAAATTTTCGACCTTATGGTTGAGCATTTAAAAGATCATTCTAAGTAACTATATATTATATATAAAGATATCTTAAAAACTTATTTACAGTATATTCTTTTCTTTATATATTTTAAGTATACACTATAACTCCTGGATTTTTCGAACTTTACCGCTAAACTTTATAACAACTTTATAACAATTTTTTATATGTCTGGTTTATAACGATTTGTTACAATTGTACTATTTTGATAATATATAATGTTATAATTTGATTGCTAGCACCTAGGTTGCCCCCACCCCCCCACTGCGCCTAGGTGTTTAGCATATTTTATGGTATAATCAAATATTATGTGCGTATCCACAATTGAAAAACACGGTGCTACACCAGCCAACATTCAATGGACAGTAGTCCGTGGAGATAGCGCAACCCTTAAAGTAGAGTTTTTTGAAGATGACGAGACCACTCCTTATGACACCTCATCTTGGACCTTTAGCGCAACCTCTTATGACTCTAATGGCGATATCCTAGATGAACTAACAACTATAGCCGATGATGGCTATGTAGAGATTTTTGCTCCAGCATCTATTACTACAAACTGGGGTGCTAATAAATACCGCTCAGTTGTAGCGGAACTACAGTTTGACTTACAGGTCGTAATTGAAGGCGGTAGCGGAGAAGATGCAGATACAGTCTGGACACCAGTAATTGGAACTATCTGTGTTTTAGGAAATGTAACTCCAGGTTTATAATGCCAATAGTAAAAGTATCAGCCAAAAAAGATAATCTTGCACCAGTTATAAAAATTGGGGCAAAAGTATTTAAAGTTAAGAAGTAGAGGTTTCCATGGCTAAAAGCATGGATTTTCCAGTTAATATAAAAAAGAAAAAATATTCAGAAACAATACAAGAAACTCATAGTACTGGAGTTCAGTATGTTGCCGTTCCTGGAATACAGGGAGAAAAGGGTGAGACTGGTCAAAAAGGAGATAGGGGTGATGTAGGTCCAGAAGGTCCCAAAGGCCCCAAAGGTGATATAGGTCCCATTGGTCCCAAAGGTGAAAAAGGAGATCCTGGCAAAGGTGCTGAGGGCTACGATAGCCCATCTGGACAATATCCTGGTTGGGCATATTATGCTAGTAAAAAAATAGGAACTTTTAAAGTTGGTCCAGAAAGAGGAGAAGATGGCTGGGTTTCTTTTTTCTTAGACATAGATAATAGCCAAACCATTGAAACATATCTTCCAAACAAATCAGTTTCTTTATTAAATGAAGTAGCAAAAAATATTAACTTAAAAACACTTAAAGTAGGATCAAAAGTGGAAGTGAGATATGATTTTTGTTTAGAGACCTATTCAAATAACACAGAGGTCTGGATAAGAACCCTTTTAAAAGATGAAGAATTATCTCCAATAGGATATGTAGGATTGTTAAAATATCAATATCAATACGACCTTTCTTATTCTCAAACCATTTTTATAAATAGTGACAAAATTAAAAACTATGGTGGTATACCTCAAATAAGAACAGATAATGAGGGGTCTTTTACTTTAAAAGGCATACATATAGCAGTATCATAATGGTATAATGGATCAGGAGGAATAATGGCATTTCCAGGAACTTATAATTTTAATTACTACCGTGGCGACACATCTCAATTTGTTATTCGCCCTAAGACGGCAAATGGTGAGGCTTTTGATTTATTAAACTATACCGCTATTTTTACAATTGCAAATTTTCGCCTACCTGGCGCTACCCAATATTCAAACGCTCAAGGAATGACTGCGGTCGTAAATGCAACAACCGATATTGTTACTTGTACTATAACTCCTGCAGGAGGTAATTTACTTAGCGCTGGAACATATGTTTATGACGTTCAGATTACAAACGGAACACAAGTTTACACATTGTTAACTGGATCAATTACAGTAACAAACGATATTACAGGTGCAGCGTAATGCCTGATGTTTTATTAGATAACGATGACATTACAGTTTTAGGCCCCCCAGAAACTATAGAACTTTTAACAGATATTGGTGCAACGGGAACTAGAGGCAGTCAAATATTTGTTGGTGTTGGCGATCCAAATGTTATTGAGATTGGGCAAGAACCAAGATTAAATGATTTGTATATTAATACATCACCAGGTGCAGATTATGGATATCTATACCAATATGTCTCACAACCTGGAGCAGAAACTTGGATTGAGATTTTAGAATTAAACCCAACAATTTATTCTAAAAATTTTTTAACTACCTACTCTGGCGGAGAGGCTTCTATAACTATTCCAATTTCAGACATCGTTACTCTTACCGCTACACCATTAGTTGCTGAAAATTTTAGTGTTCAATATAATATTGTAAATGATAATCCAGTTGCTTCTTCTATGAGCATACCCGCACTTGTCGGGGACGGAGAAGATTTAGTAATAAACTTTAAGGCAGTTGAACATAGAACAGATGTTGATTCTGGCCCGTATGGTGATTGGGCGGTACTGGAAGGTCAAGTAACGACACACTTACATATAACTATAATTGGAGTGGATGAAGAATCTTAAACTATATCTTTGTGATATAATTCTAGAGAGGTGATATATGGCAGCAGAATCGATAGGTACATTAGTACCAACTAAAATTCCAGGATTGTCCAACGCTGCCGATATTCAAGCAGCCTTACGCCTATATCATTATGGCGACGAAAATTATAACCCCGCAAATGCTTCTGAAGGTTCTTTAGTAAACCCATCTATTGCTTACACAATTAATAATTTACAAAGTCAAATAACTGCTATTGACATTGGATCAACATTAAAAGCAACAGACTTTGCTGCTAAAGGTGACCTACTTTCTGCCTCAGCAAATGATACACTTTCTATTTTATCTGTTGGAAGTAATGGAACGGTTTTAACAGCCAACTCTGCAACGGCATCAGGCTTAGCCTGGACAGCCCCAGATGTTACTCTTACTAACACCGCAACACTAACTAATAAAACATTGACTGCCCCAGTTATAAACATTTCAATAAATCAACAAGGATCTTCTTATACACTTGTGCTTTCTGATAATGGAAAAATGGTTGAAATGTCAACTTCATCAACATTGTCAATTCCAACAAATGCAGCGCAAGCCTTTGCAGTTGGTGCACAAATTACAATTCTTCAAACTACCTCTGGACAAGTAACAATAGCAGCAACAGATGGTGGAACAACGACGGTAAATGGAACTCCAGGATTAAAATTAAGAGCACAATGGTCATCTGCCGTATGTATTAAACGTGCCACCGACTCTTGGGTTGTTCTTGGAGACTTAGTTGCATAATGTCAAGACTAGGACCCGTATTATCATCTGCTGGTCGTAAACCAGGAACACCAACAATTGGAACCGCAACCGCTGGTGATGGGCAAGCGTCTGTAACATTTACAGCACCAACATATTTGGGTAAACCAGATTCTTCTTTAACTTATACAGTAGTTTCATCTCCTAGTTCAATTTCACAAACTGGATCTGGATCACCAATTGTAGTTACTGGATTATCAAATGGAACTGCATATACATTTACAGTAAAGTTAAGTAATACTGTTTTAGATTCTGACTTTTCATCATCAAGTAATCAAGTTACACCAGTTGCCCCAGTACCAACACCACCATTTTTCCCATCCTTCCCAACTCCACCTGCACCAACTCCAACACCACCTGCACCAACACCAACTCCACCTGCACCAACACCAACTCCACCTGCACCAACACCAACTCCACCTGCACCAACACCACCACCATGTGCCGATGGTTGTAGTGGAAATGCTGCATGCTTTAATTGTCAGTGTAACCAGGGTGGAAGTTGGGTTAACGGAATTTGTATAGCATGATATACTTAAACATAAAAGGAGAAGTATATGGCAATTAAAAAATTTGCAGGGATTGTTGATGGAGATATATTTTCAATACTTACAATAGATAGTGAGTTTAGCACAAATGAAGATTCAAGCGCTGGAGAAAGACTTATTGCGGGTTTTCAGTCTGATCCAAAAATAGTAGAAATACCTTCAGACTTAGATGTTAAAGTAGGTTGGACATGGGACGGTAATAATTTTATAGAAGGGTAATTGTTTAATGGAAAAAGAATCTGCTTGGAAAAAATATAAAAAAAATCTTGGAGATACTAGACCTTGGCACCTTGTTAATTTAAAAGATTATGTTTCTGAAGAAATATCTAATAACAGATATTCAATATGTATGGAATGTCCAGAATTAATAAAATTAACAAAACAGTGCAAAAAATGTGGGTGTTTTATGGCAGCAAAAACAAAGTTAGAAAAGGCAGCATGTCCAATAGGTAATTGGTAGCATGAAATCTCCATATTTGTTAAAAACTATTTTTCCAGAAAAAGAGCATAAAGAATTACAAAATCTTGCTATGTATTTGTGGTCAACAGACAAAACTACCTTTGATGAAAGTTTTGGAAGACATCAGTGGACAATCTGGGAAGGGGATCCTAAAGAAAATATAAAACCATTAAAGAAATTTCATGAAATGTTGCTACCACTAGCAAAAGAACAGTTTGAATCAGAAACTCTTTTGCCATCATGGTCTCTTATAAGTATTTATGAAACCAATAAAGCAAAACTGTGGAAACATAAAGACGATAATGCTTGTACATATCATATGAATTATACTATTTTTCATAAAACACCCTGGGATTTTTATGTAGAGGGAAAAAGGTTTCAGCCAGAAGAAAACGACATGGTAATATCTTATGGAAATGATCAAGAGCACTGGAGGCTAGATTTTCCTAATCCAGAAACAAATTTAGTTGCAAATGCTTTCTTTTTTTATGTAGAGCCAAACCATTGGTTTTTTACTGAAGGTCCACAGTATTTATATACAAAAATAAGAAATAAATAATGAAAAAACTATTAGTCAGTGTTGTAAATTATTGTGATCCAGAGTTTTATTCAACAATATTTTCTTTGTGGAGTCAAGCAAAAAATAAAAAAGAATTGTATTTTTCTATTGTGTCAGAAGATAATAAACAATATAACTTATCTTTTATACCAAACAAACAATTATTTTATAGACATTTTGATTTATCAGAATATAGAGGTGGAGTTTGTTGGGCTAGAGAATTAGCAACACAGGTAGATATTGAATATGATTATTTTATACAGTTTGATTCACACACACATGCATCTCCAGGTTGGGATGTAATGGCTATTGAAAGATATGAAAAACTAAAAATTAATGATGAAAATTTTATTATTTGTTATGCCCCAGCAGATTACGAAATAATGCCAAGCGGTGCAATTAATCTTGATGCAATAGTCAAATCATCCATGTACGGTTCTTTTTTTGCTGAATTAATTCCAGGCTTTAAATTTCCAGGATACAGTGTATTAGAAATAGATCAAGTTGTGCGTTCATATTGGGCAACATGTTGTTATCTTTTTGCACCTAAAAAATGGGTTAACGAAGTTGGAATTAATGATGAAGAATCTTTTAACACAGAAGAGTTTGCTTTATCATTAAGAACTTATGCAAAAAATTGGAAAATATACTCTATTGGAACAAGAGATGTTTTTCATAATCAGTCACACCGTCAAGCAAACGGTTCGGTAACAAGAGAAATCCTTAGACCTTGGGCAGACGACAGAAAAGAACCTTATTGGAAACATGTTGAAGAATCAACTAACAGGCTTTCTATGTTGATGTCTGGACAACTAGACGTTCCAAAAGAAAAAGTTTCTGCGTTTTTTATAGAGTCTGGAATAGACACAAAATATTTAGAGTTTATTCCAAATTATGTTTCGCACGTATTTGTAGAACATAGATCTCTTGGGATGCCTCCAAGACGAGACAAATAAAAACCCTCCAAACCAAAAGCAAGGAGGGTATTTTTATATTTAATCTTTACGCTTTACATGGATACTTGTTGTACCATTCTTGGTACCGTGGTCCGTTCACAGAACTCCATGCTGACCAATCTTTACCACCCTTAGTCATGTGAAATGTTATTTGTGAATTAGTAACTGGGTTAAATAATTCAACGTTAGAGTCAAGATCGAATTTTTCTCTACGATCAGGACCCAGTTTTCCTATCATGTTTATTTGAAATACTCCATAAGAACTATCTCCAGTTTCTGAGTTGCCATTAAAAGCAAAAGGTCTTCCATTAGATTCAGCCTTTGCAATTGCACATGCTGTTCTTAATTTATCACCTTTAAACCCTATAGCCTTCAATAGGTCAACTAACTGGCTATCAGTTAATTTATGAGCATTTTCATATTTTTTTAATATACTCTCCTTAGAAACCAGAAAAGCCCCTGTAGGGGCTGGAACGGCTTCAACGGATGGTTTAGTCAATAAATTATTATCTAAAGCATTAGCAGAATTGCTAAAAGGCGCAACCAAGCCAACGATAGATAGTAACCCCAACCAAACCTTTTTTTCAATGTTTCTCATTAGTGTTACCTCCTTAGAAACAAAAACTACCTTTCGGTAGTACATTAATTATAACATGATTTAGGGATTTAAGTCAACTTTATCAATATACCCGAACATTTATTAAAAATATTACAGTATGAAGTGGTATAATAATAAGATTATGGCAACTGGTGTAACTGCAAACTATGACCTTCCTTATCCGCTTTCTAGCGATCCAGTAGATATTCATGGAGATTTACAAGAATTAGCAGAGCAAATCGAACTTATCTTGCCTATTCTTGTAAATCATACAATAGAAGTTAGAAATATAAGTGGTTCAACAATTGCAAAAGCAACACCAGTTTATGTAACTGGATTTAATACAAAAACAACAATTGAAAAATGTGATTCCGATAATATTAGTACATTTCCAGTATTAGGATTAACAAGTTCTGCAATTGCAAATAACTCAGATGGCGTTGTTACTATCTCTGGAGTAATTCTTGATGCAAATACAACTTCTTTTACCGCTGGAAATGTTCTTTATGTTGCAGATGGTGGAGGACTAACAGCAACACAGCCAGCAACTGGTTCTGGTGCGGTAGCAATAGTAGGAAAGTCTAACGCAACAACTGGAATATTAGTTGTTGGTCAGCCAAAAGGCAACGGCACATGGGGATCACTGAAAGCAGGTTTATCATAATGGCAATACTGAGATCACAACAACAAAGTTCTTATTCTGTTGGCTTAACACCACCTACCGTAACTTGGACGGTAGTTAGAGGAGACACTGCAGCATTTAGAGTATATGTAACAGACGACAATAAAGATCCATTAGTTATTGAAGACTGGAACATTGCAATGGAAATTAAAAGACCAAATACTAAACCAGGAGAGTTTACAGATGATGCAGAGTTAATTGTAGAATTAGCACCTTCTCCAACAGAAACAGATTTAGACGGAGAGTTTACAGTTTCACTAAGTGCAAATGATTCAACAATGCTAGAGACTGGCGATATCTTTGATATTGAATTAAGTGATGAGAGTAGGGTTTGGACGGTAGCCAGAGGAACAATGATAATTATTGAAGATGTAACAAATAGCGAGTCGTAATGGCTTTAGCAATAATTATTGATGAAACTACACAAAGAACCAAAAAGATTGAGTCAGTAGATTACGCAGTTGCTAAAATTATTCCAATAAACACTGGAATAAAAATTAGTGAAATTTTACCTTTTAGAATTAGATTTACTACAATTGGAATACCTTCTCCATATTCTGGAGTACC